TTCTATAATATTTTTCTATGAAATAAAATATGTCATTTTGACACTTAATAAATTCTTCAATTAATTCAGGAGTCCATTCTATTGCATGACCTTTACGCTTTAGATTAGGATTACCTCTAAACCCTTTTTGTTCTACCATTAAATTATACTACTTCCATGTGATGAATATGATATATTTCGGATTTACCTGTTTTATGATGTTTTGTTTTTAATAAAGTATGACCTTTGATTCTCATATTTAACCCTCTAGGTAGGATAAACTCTTTTTCTTGTGGTACATGACTTACATGTGCAACATATGCACCTTTATAACCTTCAGGAACATCTATTTTCAATAGATGCATTTCACTATTATAAGATTTAAATCTTGCAAATCCTTTTGCTTTTTGTTTATTAATAGATGTTGACAAATAACCCGGATGATGTACAATACCTTCTGAGTTAGCATTATCTCTAGGATCAAATCCTGTACCAGACCAAACATGAAGAGGATGCGGTGTCTTATGATGTTTTAATGCAGCATCAAGACGTTCGGTTTCATTATCTTTATGGGAATCAGGATCATGATATACGCTTCCTTTGTTCCAATGATAATGATTTAAATCTTCAGAATCATCTGTATATTTTTTAATAGCAAGTTCATGATCTTGGTTATTTTTAAAATTATAATGTTGTGATAGAGTCTGATGAAGATCACTTATTTTGGTAGGATAATCATTTTCTTCTAATATTAACTTAAAACTTTTCATTTAACTACTTCCATATGGTGTATGTGGAAAGTATATTTTTTATCATGATGATCCATATCAGAAAGTTCCCATGGTCTAGCACCTTTATTATCCGATTCTATTGTTTTAGTTTTAATATGTTTTAAATTCATTCCTCGGGGAAGAATCAACTCTCTTTCATACATATGACCTTGAGAACCCGGTATATATATCCCCTTATGTCCTTTTGGTACTTTAATTTTCATTACATGTTTATCTAATGATTTTTCATTTTTTGATTTAGAAAATGAAAATGCAGTACCATTTCTTGTGCTTGTTGACATGTAACCCGGATGATGTACAATGCCTTCTGAATTCATATGTTCTCTAGGATCATAATTAATGCCAGACCAGACATGCATATCACGAGGAACACTTGTCTTATCCATAGCAGTATCCATGTTATTAACATGCTGTTTAACTTTAAAATCGCCGGATGATTTTATTCCATGATGTTCATCCCATAAATGACCATTAATATCTCTATATCCTGCTCCTGTATAGCTGTTTATTGACATAGATTCACCATCTGAATATTTTATATTTTTATAATGTTTGTGTAATTCCTGATGATGTAAATGATCAGATGAAAAAGTTCCAAGCTTTTCAAATTCTAAGCTGTCTTCTTTATAAGGCAAATAAGGTAATTTATTTGTTTTTAAAATTTCTGATAACAATTTCATTTCATGTCACTCGCTCTTATACCGAAAAGATGATGATCACCTATTTCTTTAGTATCGTGTTTATGAGCATATCTATTAGCCAAAGCAGTATAAAGTTTTCTTCTTGAATCGTGTCCTTTTTCATCTTCTTCCTTAGAAGAAGTAAAGGTAACTCCTGCATGACCACTATTCTTAATATGACTCTTTATAATATGATGTACAGTCGAGAAAACTCTATGAGCATTCTTTCCTTCCTGATTACTAATGTTTATGCCATGTACTCTATTAGAAAAAGATACGTCTAAAGGTTTATCCGTATCATTAGGTTCATGAATATCTACTTCATAATGTCCTTTAGGCGTTCTAAACCCGTATGTATGAAGGGAACTTCCTTCAGCACCCTTATAAGAATATACTTTCTTATAAGGATATTTAGAGTCAAATATTTCATTTACAGGTACAACATAATCATGTCCTTGTACTGTAGCCTTAGGATATTTCTTTTTAATAATATTGCCATATAAAGCATGTTGTCTATTTGTGTATCCATTAAAATGATATGATTTTACTTCTGGATGTGCGGCAGCATGATCTTTCATGATTTTCTTTAAAGTAGAATATACTCTGCTTGCATGAGTCTTTTCTGATCCGTTTTCTATATAACCATGTCGTGCAGTTTTGTCAGACATATTTTTAAATCCTACTTCTACAGAAGGCATTCTAATATGAGATAATTCTACCTTATAGTTGTTATTACCACTAGAAAACTCATAATGATGATGTACACCAGTTACGTCTGTTTTCTTATAGGGAAAAGGATTATCCAGAATTTCGTTTAATTGTTTCATTTGTCAATCTGTAGGCTATGAGGACTATGTGGAATAACTTCTACGTGATGAAATCTATACATCTTCTTCTCGCCTGTAGGTTCTCCATGATAATTGAATTCAGGAGATTCCATATCAGTATGACCATGATATTTGAAATGTGAATTATGGGGAAGAAGCATCTCTCTTTCTGTCTCCCAAGAGTTTAAATGAGGATGGGATACATATAGGGCTTTCTGACCCTCAGGGAGCGTCATGTGCAGGATATCTCGACCTTTGGCAAAGTGAGTAGCTCTAATAGGATCAAGCGTTGTAGAAGCAAATCCTTTAATATGAAAGGTATCACCTTTTGACAATGTATTAAGATGATCCGAGTAAGGACTATGTATTCCTCTATAAACATGTGTACTATTAGGAAGAGCATGTCCATTTACTGCATGTGAAAGATTTTCTGCATCCTTCTTTGATCTTGATGATCCCCCAAGATCACGCATAACGCTATTAATACCACGATATTCTGGTGTAGTCCAATGTTGGATTGCATCCATATGTTCTTTTTTGATATGTGAAGTATCGCCTGTCAGATTTCTTTGTGCATTTGAATGAACCCAATCATAATCAAGTGGTTTACCTGAACCCACGTCAGATTTAAACTTATCAAAGGATACACCATGGATATCCTGTTCTTTTGTTGTGTTTTCTGTTATATGACGTAGGTATTTCATCAACCATCCTTTTTTATCTATTTATTTTACTAATCAAATTCAGGGATATAGGCACCCAGAACAACACTAGCAAACTGTCTATCAGACTCTAGATTAAGATAACGATATAGATCATCAAGGGGAACCAGAAGGGTTTGTTCGGTTTCCCATCCAAAATCACGAGGATCGCCTGTTTCTCTTACTGCATAAAAGAAACGATTAAAAGAATAACGTCCTACCTTATCACCACAAAATGAAGTGATACGTGCCTTAATACCAGTCTCTTCCCATGCTTCCTTGATGGCATTAGACTGAAAAGAAAGGTTATCTTCCAACAATCCCTTGGGAAAAGAATACTTTACTCCACCGAATTCATTGGTAGGCTTTTGAAGCCAAATACGACCGTCGTCTTCTCGAATAATAAGACCAGAACCTACTGTTCTTTCACCTGAAAAATAGTTATAGTTCTTCATGGAAATCTGACCATCGACTTTAGACCAATCCTCAGGAGAATTCCACTTCTTGAAATCCAGACCATTAAGTGTATTCATCTTAGTTTTCTTGGTAAATTTAAGTGTTTCATTTGACATGACAGCTTTCTCCTATCTATAATTTATATAGTAAGAAAATTAAAAAGTCAAGTGACGATTCTCATATGATGGAAATGAACTAATCTTGTGTCATCTCCATTGTCATCTTCATCGTTTGTGTAATCTCTATTTTTAATATAATTATATGTTTTATATGTAGTTGTGTTAACATGTTTTAACTTAGTTCCTCTAGGAAGAATGAATTCTTTTTCTTCATCATGATTTGATATATGATTTACATATGCTCCGGGATGATCCTTGGGAACCTGTATATGCAGAACGTGTTTATCAAATGGAGTTTCCTGATTATAGTCAGGACCGTGCCAGTGTATTTTTGCCATACTTACAGCAGTATGTTTATCCAGACTCGTTGATAAATAACCCGGATGCTCATATTCTTTATTATGTTCTGGCTTGAAGTCAGACTTAATACCAGAGTAAACACTAAAGGATTCTGGTGTTTTAAATTTATTCAATACACTATCAATATTTTTCATTATATTGTGTCTATAATGTTCTGGATGATGAATATTATCTCTATCGGGTAAATTACCGGCTTTCATATGATGTTCCCATAGGGCATTATTAATAGAATGATGATTTGCACCAGTATAATCTTTTATATGTTCATATTCATCTGCACTTAAATTATCAAAATTATAATGCGACTCTAATTTATCAGGAAGGTTTGCCTGTCGAGAAGATTTTTCAGAATCCTTAAAGATTGTAGTATTATGTTGCTTATATGATCTGACTATTTCTGATAAAGTTTTCATTCTGGCATTGCCTCCATATGATGTACATGATAATAATGTTCTGAACCATTTTTATCAGGAGGTTTTTTATATGTATGAGTATGAATATGTTTAAGCTTTGTATTACGAGGAAGAATAAATTCCGTCTCACCCGGATTCATGGAATGATGATCTACATATGCTCCCGGATGACCCTTTGGCACTCTGATATGTAAAATATTGGTATGTTCATCATATTTCTCTTTTTTATCATTATATATACCAACATTATGCTCAAAATTATGAGTAGTAAATTTGGATAAACTTGTAGACATAAAACCGGGATGATGATATACTTTACCTTCTACTGGATTAAAATGAGATTTAATAGCAGAATAAACATCTAATTGTTTAGGTGTTTTATGTAAGTGAGTTACCTCGTCCATTCGTTTTTTAAATATACCAATATGACCATTTTCATCATTTGGATCATTATTATCAGGATCATTAGTATGATGATATCCCTTATGATAACCCGGAGAATTATGATCTAACCATAGCTGATGATTAAGATTTTTATAACCATCTTCTGTATAAGATTTAATAGCCGATCTATGTTCTGGTTTTTCAAATTCATAATGTGGTTCTAATTCAAGACCACGATCTTTTGCTCTTTTGATAGGTTCATCTATAAGCATTCTATGAAAGTTATTAAAAGGTTGAATGGGGCCTTCTTTAAGGATATTACTTAATTTCTTCATCTTTATTCTTCTTTAAAAGTGCAGATAATTCAGAAGTAGAACCCACAAATGTAAGATGGTTGTGATATTCTTTATTTTCTGTGGTTGCATTAGGAGCAGGTTTCTTTATTTCTTCTACTTGTTTATGTAACTTAATAAGAGTAGATGTTACTTCGGATACATTTTTAATAAGAGAAGATAAAGCCATAAAGTCTTCGGCATTCTGAGATTGTGTAGCCAAACCACCTAAAGTAGCAACAGCATCTGTACCAATCTGAATAATGTCCTGAAGATTCTTACGTGATTCTTCAAAGTCTTTTACGACAGTATTACTTACATCATCAGGAATTTCCTTAAATGTGGCCTCGATGACAGCAGAATTAGGTGTGTCTACTGAGACGATATTAAACTTGGTATCAAGATTCATTCTTCTTACCTTTATTAACAATTTTCATATGATGTATGTGCATATGCAGATCATATTTAGGATGTTTAAAAGAATCAGTATATTCGTGCTTTAACTTTAAACCTCTTGGAAGAATGACTTCCTTTTCATGTGCATATGCTGTATAATCTTTATTATCACCTACATAGAATCCTTTATGTCCTTTGGGAACAGGAATATGTAGAATATGATGATCGACTCTGGTCTTACCATTTTCTAATTCAGTTTCTTGTGAATTATTTTCTTTTCTTACGGCAACAGAAGGATCAATTGAAGCAGATATAAAAGCAGGATGATGTACAATCCCGTTTTCATTTTTTAACTTTCTAGGATCATGTCGAGTAGACGAATAAGTATCAATAGGATGATTTATTTTATTATATTTCAATGCACGATCAAGTGGATCGATGTGTTCTCTAAAATCAAATTTTGCTAAATCTTTTGGTAATTCTCCTGTATGAATACGCCATAATGTAGAATTATGTGATATAGAACCTCCTGTATAATCTCTAATAGCCATTCTATGATGATTATAGTTATTCATAGTATGATGTTTGGCCTCTATTTCTCTTTTTTCAGGAGATTCTTCAAAGGCTGCATGTTTAATATGTGCATCCTGTAATGCCTTAAAACCTATTAAAGCAGTATTTTGATGATTGAACCAAGAAAGAGAATCCAATGGTTGATGATTAGCTTCATCAAGATTATGCATGAAAGAACTTTCATCCTTGATTGTGGCATAAATGCCATTATCAGGGGTAACGTCGTTCATATCTTCATCACCTACTACATCCATTATTTCTGTTATTGATCTAAATGATTTCATTTAATACCTTTCCTGATCATCCAAGGACCATAAGATTTTTCATCTTTTTTATTATTATATGGCTCATAACCATGATCTTTGTATAGTTTAAATAAATGTGGTTGTTTATTAAAGACTTGTAGTGTAACATCTTTTTTATGTTTGTCTGCAACATCATTTATCATTTTTAAAGTTTTTGTTCCTGCACCTTTATTAACTTCTGAATCATCGTAACCATATCCTTTTTTAATAGAACTCCATTTTTTATGTGCTAACCATTGTAAATGATATGAATTCTTTTTTACTATTATATGTAAATCAATATTATTATTTTTTGCAAATTCATGTACATGTTTAAAATCTTCATGTGGTTTTTTTTCAGTAGAATTTTTATAATTTTCTCTAATAATAGTATTAAATGATTTCATGAAACATCTCCTATCGTAATAATCATATCCCAATCCGAACTTGAAGATATCTGATTAGCCGGAATTGAGATAGCAGCATTATCAGTAGGATTACCATTTGCATCGAGTCCCGGTGTAAACGAGATATAACCAGTATATTCATTATTGGCTGCAATTGTATTAATAAGAACATTAGACATGCCATATGCATGAACATTAGAACTTGTATTAGCCCATGTACCAATATAAATGTTGTTATTAACATTAAGAATCAAAGGCTGTGATTTAATAGGACCAAAAAAACTTCCTTTAATAGTAAAATTTAAAGTCCATATTAACACACTATTATCTTCAAATTTTTGTGTATCAGGATCACCATGAGTTATTTGTCTTAAGACAACAGGAACGTCAAACGACGGATGATTTGGTATCATAAATGCTCTGACTGTAAATTCTGGTGTAAAGAAAGGAAGAATCTGTTCTACTATTTTAGTTCCATCTTCTGCATTCTTTACATATATATACAAAGAAAAATGTATATCATAAGGAACTTCTTCGTATTGTACTTTTACGTTGTCGGTTCCAGAAGCATAAACTAACTTATTTGTTGTTGCTCTTTTACGACTAGAATCATATGTTATACCATCCATGAAAAAAGACATTCTAGGAAGAACTATAGCAGCCTCTCTATTGATAGCAGGGTCTTCTTTCATTCTGGTCATCATCTTTTCTTTTTGACCATATTGAATAGGTACATTTACTATCTGAGTAATATTACCACTTTTATCTGTTCTATTAATAATCATATCATTAAAAAGTGAACCAAACAAGGCTATATATTTTCTTAATGTTCCGAAATAAAATACATCATTGCTTAACATTCTGTAATTCCTTTCTTCTTTTATGTGATTCTTTTAATTTTTCAGAATGTTGTCTTTTCCACTCTTCAGAGTGTTTCATACCTCTTTTAGCTAATGATAATTTTTCTCTATGTTCATCTGTAAATACTCTACTTTTTCCTTTTAAACTTTGACTTATCTTTCTTCTAGTTTCTTCTGAAAGACTCTTTCCGAACATGTTATTCTTTTCACCTAAGTTAGCCAATCTAAGTTTTTCTTTAGTTTCTTCACTTCTTTTTAATCCTTTAGCATTCTTAGACTGTCTTCTTTTTGATTCTTCGCTTCTTACTTTGCCTATTTGAGCTATTCTGTTTCTTATAATATCTTCATATGTATGCTTATAACCAAAATTACCTTCTCCACCATCTGATAGATTGGTTAGAATTCCTGTGCCCAAATCCTCTCTTCCATATAAAGTTATTAATTCTTCCTCTATTTTTATTGCTTCTTCATTTGATAAATCTGTTTTATAGAATTCAATAATAGGATCATCACCTGTCTCTTGACGTATTTTATTAATAGTCCAAAATTTATGATAATTATGTGTATTTGATATTGTTTCATTTAAATGATCATAAGCACGTCTTTTCTTTCCCTTTCCAACATAGAAGGGAGTATTATCTTTTAAAGGATTTTTATATATGTATACGTAAAAATTATTCATGTGTTATTTAATATTTTTCAATCTAGGAAGATCGGCTACACCATGTTTATTGTTAATTTTATGTACTTCATCATCCGATAAAATGCGATTAACTTTCATTCCCCCATTTACGATTTCTCTTAATAGTTTCATAATTCACCCATGTATTTTAAGTGGTGTGTATGATAATGAACTACCTTACCAGCATAGTCATCTACTTCTGTGTTGGTGCTTACATGTTTTAGATTGCTGCCTTTAGGAAGTACGAATTCGTGTATTCCTCTCTTATCTATGTTGTGCTTGTCGTTTATATATACGCCATGTGAACCAGCAGGAACATCTATATGATAAATGTGATGATGATATATACCGTCTTTCTTTACAACATTTCTATCAGGAAAATATGCAGTAGGAACTACCTTTCTTAAACTAGAAGAAAGAAAAGCCGGATGATGTACAATACCTTCTTCGTTCTTCAAGTCTCTTGGATCATGCATACTTCTTGAATATACAGTGATATCCTTTGGTGTTGTCTTGAAGTGAGTTGCTCTGTCCATAGCACCAATACCGGCATCCTCGTTCTTTGGATTCTTTAATATAGATGGCTTGCCACTATGTTTTGACCATAAAGCATCGTTTATACCGTAGGATTCTCCTGTATAATTATGGAAGGTTCCAGAGAATTTATCTGCATCCTTATAGTGAGTCGTAAGAGCAGCTATGTTGCTGTCTTCAGAAGCTTTCTGTTTGGCAACCTTGGCTTTCCAATCTTCTTCCTGTAGAATAACTCTTAATTTTTTCATGGCACCACCTCCATATGATGTACTTTTGTATGTATCTTACCATATTGACCTCGATCTGGACTATGATATTCTGTCTTGATATGTCTAAGATTTGTTCCTCTTGGAAGAAGAAACTCTCTTTCAGAAGATAAGCTGCTTATATGACCAATATACATACCGGGATGACCTTCTGGAACATGAATCTTGTAAATATTACGAATTTCATGTTTATTTCCAAGAAAATTTCCTTTATCTATTATTTTAGGGTTATAACTAGCAAATTGGGCAGATTTATTAGATACTAATGATGTTGACATATATGCAGGATGATGTACAATACTATTCTTATCCATCCAATCACGAGGATCGTGTTTACTACCACTCCATAAAGTTAATTCATGTGGTGTCTTATGTGATTTCATGGCAGAATCAAGATTTTCAATAGTATTTTGAATTTTTTTAACATCATAATCAGGAACAGTATTCATAGACTTTACTTTATTTTTATAATTATTCCACAAATGACCGTTAATATGACTTGAATCGCTACTATAATGTTGTATTGAATCTATTGTTTTTTCATCTAAATTAAATCGATTATAATGTTTTGAAAGATTTTGATGTAATACGTTTAAATGATAATTATCCTTTGTCTGGTTGGGATCAAATTTCTTTTCTAGTATCATATTAAGTTTTTTCATCGACTAATACTCCCGAAACTATTATTTACAGAGAAATCCAAGAAAGTATCTTCTTCTATTTCTAAATCTTGATTATCATCAACAGGTTCAATATTCTGTTCATCAAAAGCAGCAGGCGTAATGACGTTATTGCTACTGTCTTCAATTACAGTACCATCAGGTAGAGTAATACTATGATCAAGAGCATTAAGAGAAAGATTAACTTGTAATGAATCAATCTGAGGAATACCAGTATTGAATGTTTCGTCGGAATATTCGAATAGATTCAATTCCATCTGATAAGTTGCTAATTCACCAAAAGCATAAAATATTTCTTTGTTATTAACATATTTAATTTGGAAACATTTTTCGTTTGCTGTAAAGTATATTAAATCACCTTCCATTGGTCGAGGCTGATTTGTAATAGGCTTAATCGTTCTTTCATATGTTCTCTTGGCAATAGCAAGTGTAACACTGTCACGAATCTCTAAACCGAATTTTGTGAAAATATCTCTTTGACCTTCAAAACCATCAATATTTTCAATGTATACTTCTACAGGAATAGTAATAGTAAATGAAGATTGATCATCTGTTTCATAAAGCTGATCACTATTTACAACATTTCTTGGAATATAAATGACTTCATGACCATAGATTTGTATTGCCTGAACAATCAAATCCTGATAAAATTCCTGAGTAGGGGTATATGTAAAGTTATTAAAAAATGGACTGAGTGTCATAGTTAATCTTCTTTAAGAGGTTTAATAGGAAACTGCTTATACTTATGTGGCATCACTTCCATATGATGAACATGGAAAACATGTCTAGTAAAATCATTACGTTCCATATCTTCATGATTAAATGTTTCTGTTTTAGTATGTTTTAAATTTGTACCAGCAGGAAGAATGAATTCTTTTTCATATTTACCAAAACCATTTTCATCATGATTACCCATATATAAACCCGGATGATCTTTTGGTATATGGATTTTTAAAATATGATTACTATGTATTAAATCACCATTTTTTGCACCATATGTTTTTCCTCTTTTTTTTGCAAAGTGTACAGCAGTACCTTCCCTTAAGGATGTAGAAAGAAATGCTGGATGATGTACAATATCATTCTTATCTTTTATCTGACGAGGATCAACAAGAGTACCAGACCACACATGAAGATCATGTGGAGTCTTTTGAGTCAATAGAGTTTTTTGTAAATCAACAGAATGTTTTTTAACATAATCAGTAGGATTTATACTATATTTTTTGTTATTATGCAAATGCCATAATGTTCTATTGATAGAATGACTTCCACCTTCTTGATATTCTGCTGCACCTGTACTGTTTATACCTTTATAATGTGCTTTTAAAGAATTATGTAAATCGTAATAAGAATTTTGATCAAAATCCGTTTTGGTATTCTTTAAAAAATCATATGGTGGTTTTTTAAGTATTTCTCTAAGTAATTTCATGAACTGTGATTTCTTTCTTTTTAATTTTAGATATTTATTTTAACTTCAATCTTCCTTTCACCCAACCCTCGGGAATATCTAGTTCTTTCTTTATTAGTGTAGAACTAATACCGTTGTTAATATATATACAGCCTTTAGTTAAAGTTCTTAATCTATTGGCTTCTGCTTCTGGTACAGCGACCCCTCTATTATGTGCAGGTTTACCTCTAAGAGATTCATGATAACGATCTAACGTTTCTTTTTGTTTAGGTGAAGGAACATATCCTTTTTTCCATTGTCCAATATAATTTTTAAATTCAGTAGATAATTCTCTACCTTTATGTGATTCACTCATTTTCTTACGAGTTTCTTCAGAAAATGTTTGTGATTTTCTTTTTTCTTTTATTTTGTTTTTAACATCATCTATTAGTTCTGGATACGTAGTCCAATGATTGAAATGATGATTATGAACATTATAGTAACGTTTTCCTAATTCTTCTTTTTTTATTTTAGATAACCAAATATACTCTTCATATAATAGAGTCTTCTTATCAAGTATATTAGTTTTTAATATACGTCTTTTAAAATCTTGAGGTCTTTTCTTATAAGATTTTTTCATCCAAGACGAACTACAGATATAACCATCATCTTCGGTTCCCCAATGACAACCTATATAAAATTTATGTTTTATATCTGTTCTTTGAAATTTGTGTTTTCGAGAATCAAACCAAATGTAAACAAAACCATACTTGTTAGACAATTTAACACTCCTATAAAATCAATTATAGAAGTATTTAACAATATTCAACTCAAAAAGTGTAACATAAAAGATACACTTTGGTACAAATCATCCGATAGCCATCAAAGGAGGCGCAGAAAAGTTTCTAATCAAAACATCTTCTAATTGCGCTATTTCTCTTACACCATCTGTATATACCTTTTCACCGTTAATCTTCATATTACCCGGCATAGGAACATCATATAAAGAAAGAATATGTCCCCATTCTTTTCTTAATAAGGCAACAGTATAATCTTGTAACCACTTATCTTGCCATACAGCAGTATATTGTTCTGGATCAACAACCTGATAGGCTTCTATAATTAACCATTCGCTTTCTGTTACTACACTCCAATCCATATCAATATAAAGTAGATTATTATAACGATTGTATCGAATTGGTTTTTGTCCTACTAACATTTCTTCCATAAGCTGAACATGTGATAATGTCATATAATAAGGAAGAAGAGAAACGTTGGAAAAATTATATAAGTCATTGATAACAAACTGATATCTCATATTAAACAATGAGTTTGTTCCAATAGACTGTCCTACAGGAAAAATCTTGACAGCACCAATGATATTTTCAGGCATCTGAATATAGCCATTGTTAATATCAGCATTCTGAATCTGATACTTATAATATGTTTTTTCAGCACCATCCATTGCATATTGTGAAAATTTGAATAAAGCCTGATCAATACAGTCATCTATTTGTTCTTCAGAAAGGTTGATTTTTATAACAGGCGCTCCAAGACGACGCAAGACAAAATTTTTAAAATCTGTTCTGGATTGTGGAATACTCATGAAATTTCCTTTAAATATAATTCTTTAATCTATTTATTTCTCTTGACTGCTTTTGTCTTTCATAGTATAAGAGAACATCAACTGACGGAGATTACATCATGTCCATCACCACCAAGAACTTCAAGACCGGCGAAATCACCGAAAAGTATATTGGAAAGTGTGTTGATCAGTATTCTGCTGGCGGTCATGATTGGATGACCACCTCTATCGTCTATTGGGACGATGAAGCCAAGGCTCCTGCCTCTGAGGTTGTGTGGGCCGAACATTATGGTATTGATGTTATTAGTTATAATATTGATGCGACTCCTGAAGTCAAGGCTGAATATGAAACCTATTTGGCTAATGTGGCTCGTCGTAAGCGTATTCAAAAGACTTGGGATAATCGTTGCAATCTGCGTCGTATTGCCAAGGAATGCAATCTGACGTATTTTCAGATTATCAAGCTGGAAAAGGTTACTCCTGTTGGTTTTTGGAGTGATACTGTTAAGTTGCTTCGTTCTAATCTTCGTTCGGCTTTTCGTAAGTCTTTGAAGGATCAGATTTTGAAGTGGGTTAATGATCCGGCTCCCAAGTTCAATTCTCCTTTGTCTTCTAGGCAATGGGATTTTGTTTCAACTCCTGTATTTCGTCGTTATTGAGAGGCTAATATGTCATATAGGAATATAACCAAAGAGGAAGATGCATATAATAGAGGTTATGATGACTACTTCTATGAAGATCGTTATTATAACCTCTATGATGAAATTTCTGAACCTGAATTATATGATTTGTATGAAGAAGGTTGGCTCGACGCAATGGAGGATTAAAATGGTAAATCGAGAATATAAGTATATTTCAGATCAGGATTCTCTTGATCTGCAATATTCAACTCTTAAGGATGCTTTAACTACTATTAGTAAAGCTATTAAGAGATATGGTGAAAATGCGACAATTGAATTGGATCAAACTGATCCTTACAGAGATCGTGAAAGCATAGTAGTATGCTATAAGCGTTTGGAAACTGAAAAAGAATACTAACAACGTATTAAACAAGAAGAAGCTTATGAAAAGTCAAGAGAAGAGGCTGATCGTAAGAAATACGAAGAATTGAAGAAGAGGTTTGAAAAATGATAGACCCTATTAATCGTAACAGAAAATTAATTAATGAATATAGATTCATTGATCTTGAATATAATTCTCTTAAAGAAGCACTTGATACCATTAAACAGGCTATCAAGGATCATGGTGAAGATTGGGAAATCTGTAGAAATAATCCCTATACATTTTCTGATACAGAAGAAATTCAAATTAGAAAAAGTCGTCTTGAAAACGATAAAGAATATTATGAACGTATTACCGCCGAAGAACGTGTTATGCAACACAAGAATAACAATGAACGTGAAATGTATGAAGAATTAAAGAAAAAATTCGGATAACATTTGACATTAGCATATTCGTATGCTAGTGTTATTTTATTGGAGAACGATTATGCAATCATATCAACAGGTTCGTCTGGATCACCAGAAAAGACAGAATGAAAGAACATCTTCATTCTGGCATCAAGACGATCCTACTCGTAAAGAGTTGATCGAAAAGATGGCTGATCATATCAAGACTTCCAATCCTTCTCCGTTTATTAAATCATTATATACTGCTTATACAGAATGGGGCGCTCTTACTTCTAAACAAGAAGTAGCAGCAAGGAAGTTTTTCAAATAAGGAGATTAATTATGGAAAATTATGCTAATAAAATTGGTTCTCTTGTAGTGGAAGAAAGTCTTTCTACTCTTGATATGGTTATTCATAAGGTCAAGGAAGGTTATATGTCTGTTAGAGCGGCTTCTGTTGCTCTTGGCATGTCTATGGAAAATGTACAGAACATCGCATTTGGAGAAATTATACTTTGATAATCTTCTTTACATTAGTGGTTTTAATTGGACTGCCTTTCTTTCTGGCATGGTATCTGGAATGATTACGGCTATCAAATTCGCTCTTGGTTATGATGATATGGGAAATCAGAAGAAGCTTCTGAGTTATATAAAGAAGCCTCTTCTAAATATTATGGCGAGTTTGCTAGATTTTAACTATTAGGAAATAAAGGACTTAATACACTATCTGCTTTAGATGTATATGCATCTCTTTGATCTAAACCTAATAAACCGCCATTGATTTTTCTGGTAATACCCTGAATATCATCATTGTCGGCTAATGGATTAAGATTATGTGTTTTCCAATATTCACATGCTGTTCTTACCGCAATTTCAGGAGTTTCTGCTAGCTCAGGATGCTCGACCAAATCGACTCCTAGAATCTTACTCATAGAAGTATAATTAGCACGTCCTGTAAGCTGCAACAAGCCTCTTCCTTTAAATCTTGGACCATCACCATCTTCTGTATTTCCTAGGTCATCACGGCCCTCATATTCCCGCCCCGATCCGTATTCTCTTAGGGTACGATAACCAGCAGATTCTTCGGCTGTCTGACCAAGAAAATGATCAAGTCTTAAGAGTGTATTAATTCCATATTGTGGAAGATACTGATTAAGAAAAGGAACAAGTCCTTCAATGATCTGCTGATTAGCAGAAGGTGAAATAGCTTTTAAATGATCGACTGTTAAAGTAGGCATAATTATTCCTTAAGATGTTGGTGGATTCTGACCTGCAAGAATTTGTATTGCTCTTGCCTGTGTTATTAGATTAATAGATGCAGCATAATTAATTCCTGCAATGACTTCTGCATTATTTAATTGTAATCCTCCACTACCAGCAGCCATAATAACAAATAATTTAATTTGTACATCTGTGCTACCGACAATAGCAGACTGTTCGGCAGAAGTAAATAACGACATAAATTGTAAAAATGTATATGTTGTTACAGGAGCATTTGCGGCTTCCCATGCTGCTATTTCAGCAGATGTAGCTGCTCTATCCCCCGGAATACAATCACCAATATAAAGATTACCACTACCTGAAACCCAATAAGTCATTAGAATCTTCCTTTTGTATATGCTCTTAGATTAAAATATGTTAGATATGATGCTAGGTTAAAAGCCGTACCGCCCGCTTTTACAACAACGTAAAGCACTGACGACGAAACGCACGCAATCTGCGCTGCGTTTCGGCCCGACTTGCTTTCTGTTAGAGACTGCCCGTTGGTGCCATAGCCGCCATAAACAGGGATTTCGTCTCCCACGTTGTATCCTCCAAGTGGCGAAACACAGACGAAGTGCCAAGCAACGTCATAAGCAGTAGGACTTATTCCTAAATTATGATTGATATTCAATGTAGTAGATGGTATTGCTTGTAATGTAGATGTATTCATTCTATTGAAAGCATATGGTGTAACTGAAGAAATACTAGATGCGCCAGAAGTAGCTTCACCAACATAAAGTTTTTTATATGCTGTAAATGTTGGATTTGAACCTGCGCTACCAGAGGCTGCACTAGGAGTTTTCATTACATAATTCAATGTATCAAACCAATCATTAATAGGAACACCAGTATTAAAAGAACCTAATGCAGTAGGAACACTATATGTTGTACCTGCTGGATGTAGACAATAAGGCATGTACTCAACACCTTGGATGTACCCGGTCCAAAGATCGATGGTTCCAAAGGCTCCAATCTGTAGTCCACCAGTACCCACGTTTTTCGAAGTAGAGGTGATTGTCTGGTCAAGCACGCCGTCTACGTAATAGTAATACTTCCCGGCCACAGGATCATAAGTCAGTTCGTAGAAGTGCCATGTGTTAGTAGTGATGGTCACTGTGCCGGTAGTTGCGCTAGCAATGTCCCACGAACTACCCGCAGAAGACAGATACAGTAGGGTCTTTCCAGACGAGTTGACGCCCACAACGAAACCGTAGGACGCATTAAACGATCCCCCGAATAGTGTGGTAACGGACGCAAAAGCCGTACCATAAGCCCAAGCCCTGATTGTGAATGCACCATTGTTCGGGCCATTCAAAGTCAGGATCGAAGTATTCTTCATGTAAGACGTTGTGCCGTTGAAGACACCATAATAAGTTGAAGCAATCTTTGGTGAAGAACTAGAGAATGTAACGCTATTGTTAATCCATGTTGAACCAAAATCATCAAGATTACTATTATTTAGTGTAAGAGAATATTGTGCAGCCTGATTATAATACTGACCATATTGTGGAGGTGCAATAGTTGAACCCCATGTAACAGAAGTAGATGATGAATATGTAGCATAAATGAAATTTGTTACGTTGGCAGAACATGTTGCAAGACTTCCCGGAGAAGACAAACTAGTTAGGCTGTCGTTATAACCAGATGAATTGAATCCATTGGCAAAATATAGAATAAGAGGAACGCCTGTAGTATAAGCAGGTATTAAGCCCGATCCTGTTGTCATAAAACTTGGTAATCCGTTTGTATTATCACCATTTACAACAGTCTGTCTTACTGCTAATGAACTTCCAATTCCGGTAATTCCTGCACCATTACCGACGAATACACCAGATGTAACAATATTAGCACTTGCATTAATATATGAATTAGTGTGTAATGCACCTCCGTTATCAATCCAAAGCTGAGTACCAGTATTATTCGAGAATTGTGCTAGCAATCCTCCTGTAGTAGATGTAGAATTAACTTGTAGTCCTAAATTATTAGAAACGAAAAACCCACCAAATCCAGAATTTGAAATACCAACTACACCCGGAGAAGTATTAGATTGACCATATACGCCTGTACCACTATTTGAGACTCCTTGTAATCCTGTAAAAGTATTAGAAATGAAATATCCACCATAACTAGAATTTGAAGACCCATAAACTCCGGTACTAGTATTACTTACACCTTGTACACCATAACCAGAATTAGAAACGAACCAACCACCCGGTTGTGCATTACCTTGACCAAATACACCAATATAATTATTACTTATACCTTGTACACCATAACCAGAATTACTTATTCCATATACGCCCGAATTAGTATTAGAACTTCCATATACACCAGCTTGTGTGTTATATGACACAAAGTAACCACCATATGAGGTATTGGATGTACCAACTACACCCGGAGAAGTATTAGAATTTCCAAAAACACCATAATTACTGTTACTAAAACCATATACACCATATCCTGTATTAGAAAGACCTGTTGTACCCGTATTAGTATTAGATTGACCATATACGCCATAACCAGAATAACTTACACCTTGCGATCCAGTAGATGTAAAAGAAAACCCATATACACCTGAACCTGATGTTGTAGCAGCAGAAAAATAACCAGACCAATTAGAAGCAGATGTACCATATACACCAAATCCAGAATTAGCTGAACCACTTACACCATCTCCTGTATTAGATTGGCCAATTACACCATAACTAGTATTAGATATACCATATACACCATAATTACTATTTGATGTTCCTTCTACACCCCAACCAAAATTAGATGTACCATATACACCAACGCTTGAATTACTACTACCAAACACACCATAATTAGTATTACTGCCAGCACTTACACCAACGCCTGAGTTAGAACTAGCAGATATAGCTGAACCACTAAGAGAAGAAGAAGTTATTCCTGTTCCATTATTAGATGCTGTTGCATAAAGACCACCAGCACCAAAATTACCACCAAAGTAACCAGCATATGTACCAACACCATTATTGGCTAGACCAACGATAGCATAACCACCATTAGAAATAGAAACTATACCATTTCCTGTAATTGTATTAGCATAAATGCTTGTATTTCCACTTGAAATAACCAAACTAGTATTAGTAGAGAAAATATTACCCATTGTAATACCTGCACCATTTGCATCTAATGTCAAATGACCGGAATTTAGATTCATTGTAAAGGGTCTAAGAGTATTCCAGCTATCTCCACCACCATAACCAGAATTTGTCTGAAGTATGTAGAAATTATTATCGTCGTTTCTTAAGAATACCGCATAATTGTTTGCTTGCCACTTGCCTTGTGCAAACCCTTGTGATAATAATCCGAATCTAAGATAAGGTGCATCAAAATTAGCACCAGATTCATTGACTGTTGTATATGTTCCCATATATAATCCTGTAGTATTAACCACAGTGTTATATCCACCATTAAATTGTAATGATGTTGTTGTAAGATTTGCTAAACCATTTAGCGTAATCATAGAAGAATTTATAACAGTAGTATTAACATTTAATGTATTGGATGTAATAGCATTTACACCTAATGCAGTAGATGTATGTACACTGTTTACTGTGCTATTACCTAATTGTAATGAACTTGTGTTAATAACTACGTTGCTACCTATTGAAAGCGTTCCTGTAACAGAAGCAGTATTAGTATATGAATTTACACTCCACATATTAGCAAATCTGTATGTACTGTTACCTACTGCATTACTATTGTCGGCTGTAGGAAATAGAATAAGAGTAGTGTTTACTGTTCCTGTAAAGGCAACACCATTAACAACAAGAGTACCAGAAACAATTAAGTTACTGGAAACTGTTACGTTAGCAATATTAAGGAAAGTAGAATTAATAACAGCATTAATTGTACTGTTACCAATAATAAGAGTATTAGCATTTAACTGGACATTAGAACCAATAGAAAATGCGCTTGTATTAATTACAGCAGAACCAATAGTTGCAATGTTTGCTGTAATAGCATTTACACCTAATGTAGTAGATGTAAGAACACTGTTTACTGTGCTATTACCGATGTTCAGTGATGATGTATTTAGGAGAACATTCGCTCCTACAGGAACGGATACGCTAACAGAAAGTGTATTAACAGAAATACCGTTGGCTAAGACGTTTGCAACATTCAATGTTGTTGTGTTGGCAGTAGTATTACCAATTGTTAACTGAATTGTATTGGCTACAACATTACCTACTGTAACAGTAGTTGATGTAAAGGTATTAACAGAAACACCATTTGCCAAAATATTAGCAACATTCAATGTTGTTGTGTTAGCAGTAGTATTACCAATTGTTAACTGTGTAGCATTAGCCGAAACATTAGAACCAATTTTTATAGTAGATGTATTGGCGACTACTATACCGAATGTAGCAGTATTGGCAATGATATTATTTGTATTAACATTTGAAATAACATTTACGCTGTTATTAAATGTAATATTATTAGCAAATGTTGCATTACCTGTAACTATTGTAGTATTAAGTACAGATAAATTATTTGAATTTATTGTGATCTGTGAATTTGTCGAGTTTGATGTTATGGCTGCAATATTATTAAGGCCATAATTAAATAGTGTATTAGTTGAGATATTTAAATTTGCAGGAGTATTTGCAATACCACCCTGAATAACATTAGCCGAAAGAGTATTGGCAGTAATGAATCCATTAACAGAAACGTTTCCTGTTGTTAATGATCCTCCTGACGTAGCATCTGCTGTAACCACATTCGTAGAAACAAGATAGGCTAATTGATTTACCCTAGTCTGTATTGTCCCAAAGGTTTGGGAATTTGAAGTTTGTGATACTACAATAGTCAAAATGATAATCCTTGTTGTTCTTTAGAATTATTTATCTTCTTTAGAATCAAGATATTTTCTTCTTGCTATTTTTAATTCATTTTATTTTGTCAAGAGCGCCTGTAAAAGATTTTTGATATCAGCCAAGTCGGACTTGACTGTTTCAAATTCTGCCATCATATTACGAAGGCGTCTCTTTTCTTCTCTTTGTTTTTTATAGGCTTGTTCACCTTCTACATTAATAGAAAGAATTGCCTTGGTATCAGGATCACGCACAATATTAGGGTTATCCTGAACCTTGAGATATTCTTTCTTCATTATGCTGCACTTGTAGTAGCCAAGGCTTCAAAATCCGTCACGAATGGAACGTTAACAGATGAATTTGCCAACAGAACAATCTTAATAGCAAAAGTATTAAATGTTTCAAATAACTGACCATTTGCAGTCACATATGCAGCAGTATAATTATTGCTTACATCATGATATGCTGTAGTAGGAGCAGTATTTACAGTAGGGAATGTGTAAATATACTGATTATAATCCAAAGTATTAATGGATGATGATCTTACAGTATTATTTGTGAACATTGGAGTCCATGCCTTATTTGCAAAATTATCAGAATCATATTGATTCTGAATCTTACCATAAACATAGATGTTTGTTCCCGGAGGATAATAGGCTCCCACATAAACAACGAGGTCTTCTGCTTGTAATCCTGAGGCCAAAGTAACTGTGGTAGAAATATACTTATTGATAGCATTACCCAAATTATTAATTTCAGAAAGAAGAATCGTATTTCCGCTTTCTGCATTAACGATGTTATGTACAGTATATGCGTCCATCTTTACAGTATCCAGAACAGGAGAAATGTAAAATGAATTCGATGAAAGATTTGCTGTCAAATAATAAGATTTGTTACCAGAAATATAATGTCCTTCATTTGATTTAGACATAATTACTCTTTGTGTATCATTGAAAGAATAATCTTGTGCAAAGGTCAATGAAGTATTATTTACGTCAGAAGTATATCCTGTTGTGCTGTTGGACACACCCTTCATAGAAAGGGCTAGGGAGGTCACAGAAGGCACAGAAGTCGATAGCTTAGGCATAATGGTATCATAAGGAATATCGACCAGAGTAGCGTTTGCATAGGCTCCTGAGTTAGCCCCAAATACATAACCAACATTTGATACGAGATATGATGTTGTGTTAGCATTACTGTTATTTACAGTCAAGAATGAGCTATTGACCTGACGAACAACACCATTTACTGTATTTAATTTAACAACAGTAGCAAATGATGTATTAGTTGCATTGAGATTTGTAGTTGTTGTAAAGAATGTGCTATTTACTACAGTATTGACTGTATATAGATAAGAATTTGTACTTCCTATTGCAGGAATAATAGCAACTTTATTACCGCCTGATAATCCACTTGTACTTGCGACTGTAACATTAGCCGAAGTATTAATGATTGTAGCATTAGCAGCAGCAATAACAGTATTACCGAATACAACTGATTCACCTAATTGGAAAATACCTGTTGTATTTGAAATATTCATAAATTCTAAGTCGTCATTAGTTAGGTTAGCATTGCCCTGTAATGAAGTGAAATCTGCAATATAAAGATTAAATTTAATATTTTCATTTGGATAATCATTCCATGTAATTCCCTGACTTGATAAGAACATGTCTCCTACAGTAGAGAATCCATATACAGGTGAATTAGAAAGCACATCATTACCACCAATAACAGCAGTCCATATATTATAATTAGGATTACTTCCATCAGGAATAATAACGAAAGCATAATAAGAATCTGATAATAATAAAACAGGAGCAGAAAACTGTATATTAGTAGCAACAGAAGAATCTGTTGACGTATTAATCATAGAAGGTGTAAGATGAATTTGTGAGAATGGAACAATTTCATCTGTTATATTTCCTGCATCATTCATGTATTGAAGTTGTACAGTAATACCAAAAATAGGGTCTTTGGATGCAAAAAATAAATCAATAGAAGTTGCATAAATTCCCTGCACGTTATTTGGAATTTGATTTGAAATGATTTGAAATGATTGTGCAATAGGATCAGAACATTCACCGCCATTATTGCCACCATCATTACCTACATTACCTACATTACCCATGCCTTGACCGGGACCCCAACCATGACTTCCACCGCCGCTGCCACCATTAGAATAAACAGGAGCAGAAGAAGTTACTGTTGTAACAACAGAATTAGAAGTAATTGTTTGTACTTGTTGAGTGCTGCTTAATTGTGCAGTTGTAGTTTCTAATTCTAAATTATTTTCAGTATATGCAAGATTTGTTGCATAATATGTACTAGTAGCAACAGAAGAAATAATATTGTTCTGTGTTGTTACATTTGATATATCCATGATGGATAAAGAAATAGCACCAGTATGAAATGTATTAGCAGGTACTGTAAATACACCGTAAATATTACCGTAAGAATCTGTATTAAATACTGCATTATTTACAATTGTTTTAAAATCATTTTGAGTCTGTACGCAATTATTTGTTACGTTAACATCATTAAAGAATATCCAATGTTGCGTAGTAGGTTTAAGACCATAAGCAAAGAACTCAATATTTTCATTTCTTACAAATGGCTGAATAGCAACATTTGTAATAACATCACCGAAGCTATATGTTGTTGTAACAGGAGTGACACCAATACTTGTTCCTATTCTTGTATTAGTTGTTACTGTTGTTGCAGTAGATGTTGTGATATAACCTACAGTGGAAGTATTTGTTGTTACGTTAGAAGTTTCATTCCAAGTACCCCATTGTGTAGGCCATGCATTCGCAAGAGCAACCCAATTACTATAATCACTTGTTGATACTACTACAGTAGGATTAACAGTAACGTCTGGCTGATAATCACCATCAGGAGTAAGCTGTAATGTACCATTCCATGTATACATTGTATCCTGTGTTGCATTTCTTTCTTGTGAGGCAAAAGGCTGAGAAATGAAAGGTGTAGATACTTGTGAGTAACCTAGACTGATAAGACGACCATTATTGGAAATAGCAACATTTGAACTTGTATTATATTTTAAATCAACAGGATATTGTGAGAATATAGGACGAGCCAAAGAATGAGAACTATCAATAGCAATATTGAATGCAGGATCAGTAGTATTGGCAATAGAAAAATCATTCATAGGATCAACGAGAATACCGTATTGGAATCTTGTTGTTCCATCAGCATTTGTAAGCTGAAGATTCTGTGCTGTCTGTTCTAACTGTGAAAGAGAGGTATAATATTCTACTTGTGAAATACGGTTATCCAATAGACCAATATCTGCCATAGTATAACGTCGATTTGTTTTGTATGTCAATGAGACAGTATTAATATATGGATTTGCGACTGTATTAGCAACATCTGCTGTCAAAGAAGGATAAGGAGGAATATAAACATATGCTAATGTCATACCACCCTGAATATCACCCGGAGGCACAGGATTTACACTAGGATTACCATTTAATTGAATAATATTTCCTGTGTTGGAAAGACCTATAGTTTCATATCTACCCATATAATATTGATATGACGCCTCGATCATACTATCTGGAACTGCTGAAAGATAATTACTGGTATTATAAGTAATTGTACTGTTAGGATTTACAATGAGAGTATTACTTACGGCAAGTGAAGAACTTGTTACATAAGGAATTGTATTTGATGCATAGGCTCTAAAGTCGATACAATTTCTTAGATTAAACAATTCCTGCTGAACAGTAGAATTAAAATAAGGAATATTTTGTGTGAAAATACTATTTGCAGTAATACCTGTATCATCAACAGGATATGAGTCTACAGTAAAGAATCCTGTTCCTCCTGAATAATTAGGAATATATGCTTGCATCTCAACAAGAATAACACTTGATGATGTAAGAATAGCACCATAATTATTGAGATATGCAAGAGAATAAACGCTATCCTGCTGACCATTATTTAGAGTGAATTGTGATTTGACAGAAGGATTCGATGTTGATACTGTTGTGCCTACCCATACGTTGGAAATAGATGCAACGTCAGGAATACCTAGACACCACGGACCTGTTGTTCCTCCTGCATTATTTGAACAATAAATTGTAGAATAAACTGTAGTTTGATATGATTTGGTTGCAGGAGTTGCACCAGTTTTTAAAATATTATAGAATACTGTTGCAGAAAATGAATTGTTTACAGAAGAAGGTAATGTAATAGTCATTGCTGTACTGTTGACAACACTGACAGTGGCATTTGCAGAAGCAAGTGGAATAGGATCGCCAGCCAAATATGTAACATAAACGTTGGCAGAAGTCCAGCCAGAAGAGAATGGTTGTGTTGTTGTTAGAAACGTTGCATTTGTAATAGCATTAACTTGCTTTGTTTCGGTTGCAGTAGAGTTAGCAAGTGTAATAAATGCTCCGGGAGTCAATGCAGTATTAAATGATGTAACACTACCTGTTACTTGTACATTTGCAGCAGATACGGATGCATAACCAGCAAGATTAGCCGAATGAACGTTTGTTTCTGCAACCACAATAATATCAGTTGACATTTGAGTAGGAGTAAGGTTTCCTACTCCATATGGTAGTTGATTTGTACCTCCTACAGCAGTAGGAACAACAATACTAACATTACCAGTTGTTGCAAATGTTACGACAGCTTTTGCCTTATATTCAAATTGAATATCAGTTGTATTAGAAGAATTTTTAATTGTTTTTAATGCATTCTGATTGAAAGGATACAAAGAAGGACGTAGGTATGGACTTTGTAACACAGCAGTATTATTAACAAGAACAATATCGCCTGTTCCGATTACACCACTATTATTTGCATAAATTGATCTTACATTAGCAAAACTACCATTAGTCATCTGAATATTGTATAGATAAGCAATATATTGACTGTTGGCCTCGGATTCAATACCGCTGTTGTATTTAAATCCAATTAATGTAGCCGAACCAATATTGTTTCCCGGAGGCGTAATTGCGTTGGCTCCAATACCTTTTGCAAGGTTATTAGATACACCATATGCAGGGGTATCTCTTAGAGTTACAGTCTGAAGAATCGTAGGATCGAGAATACCAGCAGTTTCTTGTACAAACACATAATTACCATATTGTGCTGTAAGAATCTGTGTGTTTGCTTGTGCAACATCTGTACCCTTTCGAGTAATAGCCAAAAGCTGACCAAGTAGACTTATTCTTCTGCCATCTATATATGCTAATCCCTTATCAACTTCTAATCTTAAATTAGTTGCATCGATACTGCCGTTAGCATTGACGATCTTCTTTAATCTTACATTAAAAGGATTAATAACGAAATTACCATTCGTGTCAGAAGATACGCCTGCAATAGCATTACCTATAATGTTATATTGTGTGTCTTGATTAACAAAAGCAGCCTGTCCATTAACGAAATCTGCAATGGAAAAGAAATTGTTACCATAAGAATTTGCCTGACTTGTGTTGACAGCAATTAGTGTAGGTGTTACCTTTAGACGATCTGCACCGGGTGCAGCATAATTAGGGGCTCCTGCTGCATTATCAAATAGACTTTCGTCTTGATAAGACGTAATAATAGATTCGATTGAAGAGAATCCTACAGAAATATTATTAGGATAATTGGTATAAGGTGAAACAATAATAGTCTGTGGATCAACTTCTAGGAACATTCCCTTTTGGAAAATTGTACCTGAATCTACTGAAGTCGAGTATCCGAATCCTGTTGTATTTGAAGAACCCGATGAAATTGTATTAGCGACTGTAATTTGATTAATTGTAACATTAGCAGGCGAAATAATATTAAGAACTTCATCGTTCTGGAATACCTTAATGATAGCATTTGTTGTTGCATTTACAGCGGAATTAAGATAACCAACATATAATGTGTTTAGATTAGGCGATGTTGCAAGATATCCGTTTAGACCATTGTGTACATAGGCTTTTAGTCCTGAATTAGACACAAGATAATTACCAATGATATCATTTACGTTTAGGCTTAGATTAGAAACATATGTATCATTAATCTTAACATAATGTAGGGCTCTATTGGAAGTGATGTTACAACCATCTACGATTGTTCCGCTAACAAAAATATTCTGACCAAAACGATAAATCTGATGATATAACATATCCTGTAGTGTATTAAGTTCACGAACTTGTACAGGTACACCAGCTTTAAATAAGTTTCTGTAATAACCTTTTGATGCATCAAAATCATTGAAATAAGGAGATGCATTTAGGTTAGTGTCTAATTGGTCAGTCATTATCTTCCTTTAAAAATTGCTTTTTATTATTTATAGATAAAATCAGAACTGTATAACTGTGTAGAAAGTTTCCTTACTTGCTGCATTAACAGTAAACGGTGAAATATTATTTAAGTAAATAACATCACCTGTATTTCTTGTAAGATCAGGATATGAAATAGTATTGGAATACGTAGCATAACCTACTGCACCAGAAGTATTACCAGTAAAATTATAATTATAAACAAATGGATTAGAAGTAACATCTCCTAGAATAAGAACAGTAAGAGGTTGTACGATATTAGCATTACCTGTTAATGTTGTTATTTTATCGTTTATATTAAAAGAACCATGGATAGATGCTAATTTAAGATAACTACTGTTAGCAAATATAATTAATGCATTGGCTCCTGTATTTGCTTCGGTCAATACCGTACCTGTTGTGATACTTCCTGAGACGTTATTGATAAGGAGGTCTAATTCACTTGATTTATCTATAATCAATGCACTTGCATTAGAGATAGCCTGATTAATATATTCTCCTACAACGAATGGAATATCAGAATTTGCAGACATTGTGATTCGAGAAATTTGATTAAATTTTGAACCAAAAGTATTTGTGCTGATATTACCATTAGATACATATAATGCAACAGAATTTGCATAACAATTATTAGTCAAATCATATATGTTATTGTTATTATTAAAATTGCCATTAACATTACTTAATTGGATATTATTGTTAGGCAATATCTGAGTCAAAGAACCAAACGAATTACTATTGGATTGATATACAACTTGATTATTTGAAATAATATTAAAATTTAAATTAGAGTAGATATTCACATTAGCATGAGCATTTGAAGTAAGACCAACGATGACATTATTTGTAACACTGTTTGTGGTAAATGTTCCATTGATATTATCAATAGATAATAGAGTCGAGTTAGCGAATTTAATTAAACCAGCAGAATTAGTAGAAGGCTGAAATACAATCTCATTGTTAACAAATGCACCTGAAATTATGTTAATAGCAAGGTTTGCTCTTTTTAGATTATAATTAACTACAAGTGACTGATAAAGAGGATTCTTTATTATTCCTACTCTACGATATGATCCTTCTGTAGGATAATAATAATTTTCATTTGAAGCAGTATCAAATGTGACTACAATACCAGCAGCCTTACAACCTAGTTCTTTAATAACATCACTACCATGACCTAATACAGGACTGATCACAGGATCAAGTACGGCATTATTACCATATAATGTATTTGAATAAACCATGGCGACAGCATTTGTATAATCTATTCCATAATTAATCATCTGGATTTCTGTAATCTCATTAGCCGACCCTACTGCTGTGTTAACTATAGGATATGCAATGCAATTACTACCATCGCCTACGATTTCTACTGTAGGAGCAATAATATATTGTGTTCCTACAGAAGGAGTATATGTGTAACCAAGAGCAGTAGATGATCCAGACTGAATATTATTAGCATAGTAAGAGATGACAGGAAATCCTGTAAAGAAATTACCAATAGCATTTGCTACAGTAATATTAGGATAATTCACTATACTGCTAATTGTTGATTTTAGACTTGATGATTGACCAACAAGAGAATAACCAACGTTAAATGTTCCATTAATAGAAGAAAGAATTATTGTACTATTATTGACAAATGAAACAATACCATTTGCAGAAGCATCTACACCTAAAGCGGTATATTCCTTTACAGTTTCACCTAATATATAGGATATACCGTTTGTAGAAACATTTCCATAATTGATCTGAATACTTGAAAGATTCAAGGCAGTAATAACACCATTGGCTCTATTAATCGTCTGGCTAATAGGAGTGAATGCATTATTTACTTGTGCAAAACTATTGGCAACAAAACTATTGGCAAAAGGTATATCGACGAATGCCTGACTACTATTAGTAATAGATGTAATTCTTCTAATGTTCATAGAAGTATTTGAACCTACTTGTATGAAGGTATTAACAGAAAGAGTAAGAAGATTTGCGGTTATACCAGTAAGAGTATTGGATGTTGCAGTTGTTGTAACGGTTCCTGTCAATGAGAAGAAAGAATCCATACTATTGTAAATAGGATATGTTACTGTTGTATTGAAACCGAATCCTGTGGTATTATAGAATTGTATTACAGATGTATTGCCATGTGATACATAACCCTGTGTTCCAGTGTCAGATTGAATCATAACATCATTTTTATTAAAATAACCGACAGGATATAGATAAGACAAGTTAGTTATGTTTTGTGCAACATTCTCACCGACAATAAAGCTTCCTGTAAGGTCTGCATTATTTAATTGAATATTAACAAATGTACTAAAAGGCTGGGATACTGTTAATGTCTGTGTAGAACCTACATAACCAGAAATTTGTCTGATCTGACTTGCTCCTAGAGATGCATTCAAATATATACTTGAATTAACATAATAATTATCATATATAGATGAATTCGACCCTATTACAAGTGTAGAAGGATTAATAACAGATGCCACATAACCATTTGTTGTTTGCCATCCTGATCCACCATTAAGAACTCTAATCGTATCGATTGTTCCGGGAACAGAATTATTTGCGACTAATGTGTTTGCGACAACAGGAACATATTTAGAAGTTGTAAAGGTAGTATTTGAACCTACAGGAATAGTATACATATATTTCCAAATATAACCATCTCCTGTTTGGAAATTACCAATAGTAGGAGTGATATTAGGCATGATTGTAGAAGGATTACCATAATTATTGTCTATACATTTGTATACCGAATAATTCGATGTTACAACATAACAATTAGATGTAAAATATGTTCCGTTTCCTTGATCAAATGCATTATATACTGTATTAGAAGTCCATGTAATATTAGGAATAAGATAAGCGACATTATTTGCAGTAATCTTCTTACCATATACCATGTCATGATAAATGCTCTGTTCCATATCTTCATATGAGCTATTGGCAGCAGGAGGGACTGAATCGTTAGGCCAAGGTAATGTGCCTCCTACCCAAAAATAATAGGTATTTCCACTCTGAACATCGGAAACAAAATCTTCTAAATTATTGATGCTATTTTTAATAGTTAAAATACCGCTCATGCTATTCCTTTATTGTTTTTTATATTTATTTGACAACTTCCATGTGATGAAGATGTTCATGAAACTTCTTATTACCATATGCTGATTCGGTTGTTCTAGACTCTGTTCTAATATGTTTCAATTTAGTATTTCTAGGAAGTATAACCTCTTGTTCTTCATGTTCATTATCAAATATTGTAGGATGATCTTTAGGTATTTTAATTCTATATAAATGAGTGTGTGTATCCCCATTTACAAATCTTTGCTGACCCGTTGCGAATCCCATGGCTGTATTATGATTTAAAGACGTAGATAGATATGCTAGATGATTAACAATACCATGCTCGTCCATATGATGACGAGGATCATTACCTGAACCAGAATATACGACCATGGCTTTAGGTGTTTTGTGTCGAGACATAATATCATCCATAATAGAAACACGTGGATGTTTCTTGCCTTTCCATAAAGAATTATTAATACCATATGATTCACTCGTGTAAATCTTACTTAAATTATTTCTATCATGTTTATCGTATTGATAATGGGTTTTTAATTTTTCTACCGCATTAGGATATTCATTAGCATATTTTCGTCCTCCATCATCAAATATAGTACTTAATGATTTCATTTCTGACAATTTTTTCATATTAGCTCTCTGATACTATAATAGAACCGTTAGCAGCATATTGAATAATACTATCATATGTTGTATTTGCAGCAGCATCTTGAATGTCACTTACTCTGAATCTACCGAACATCTTATAACCCACAGGATGAACAAGATCATTAACAAACTGTTCATATGTTTCCAAGGCTCTTTCCGACACAATTTCATATGAGAATAACTGATAATAATATGAATCCTGTAGATACATCTTGTCGGACAAGAAAGAATTATTATTTTTAAAATATCCTAAAGTTGTGCCATAACCATCTACTTCGGCAACTCCACTTGCGACATATAAACCATTTCCGCTTATAGTAACGGGTTCATCTGGCAAGAAACCAAATCCCGTATCAAGAATTTCCAATGATGTAATAATACCGTTTGCATATTGAGACGTAGCGCTTATGAGAGCATCATCGCCCCAATAACCTCCAAACCCATCAGGAATATTCAATTGCGACACAAGAGGCTCTATGATGGATACAGTGGCATTTGAAACATAATTCTGACCGGGATTCTCCAAAGTAAGTCTTGTGATAGTTCCTACATTGAGATTTTCATATGTTAACATGTTGTTTAATGGAGTATCCATATTTGTATTACCGGATACAGGAAACCCCCAATTTGTATCTCTTATTGTTTTAGTAATAGTACCAGAAGCACCCGAAGATTGACCATGTAACACAGATGTAGGAAGGAAATAACCATTTGCATTATCTATAGTAACATTTGATCCTGTAATAGAAACAATTGTTGCATTAGAATGATATTGTGTTTTTGGTAAAACTGAGTTAATATGAATTGTGCTTCCTGAGGTTCCACCGATCAAAACTGCACCAGCAGTTAAATTAGCATTATTAAGATTAGCCTCGTTGCCTGTAACAGTAAGGAAGTTACTTCCATCAAGAAATGTTATTGTAAGACCTGATAAGCCTAGTGTTGTATTAGATAGAGTCTCACCAGAGATTACATGGTTTGCAGGAATAGGATAAAGAAAATCCAGACTGATACCGTTGGCGAATGCATTGACTGTCTCTCCTACGGAGAACGTACCAGAAACCGAAGATAAAACAAGAGTAAATCCTGAGGTATTACTATCTAAAACGGTATTATAATAATAACCAAAAACGTCTATATTTACACTTAGGGTTGTTACATTTGCAATACCACCAATAGAAAATGTTGCTCCTGTACCATTACCACCAGACACAACAATCTGTGGATTTGTCGTAAATCCAAAACCACCATCAATGATGTTAAAAACAATTTTACCATTCTCTGTGGTAACAGATGAAACTCTACCTATACCGACTGAGTTATTACTGTTAATATTTACAATATCACCAATATTGAAATTAATACCACCATTAAGAATAGAAACAGAGTTTAAAGAACCTAATACAACAGGTGCATTATTAGGATAAAGATTTGATATGGCAGGAGATAAAATAGGTTCTCCTTTTATAAAATCACCATTAATGTTAGATAAATGTAAAATATGAATTATTTTATTATTTACCAAGACCTTGTTGTAATCTTCCACCAATGCGCTTACACCGCTACTTGATGTAGTAATTAACTGTCCTACTAATTGAGGAAGAAATACAGAATCTTCTACTTCTACATAATTTGGTTCCAACCATTCATTATCAGAAAGTTTGAACATGGCCTGAGAAGGAAGATAAAAATCAATATCTTCATTGAAAAGAATTCTGAATAATAATTCATAACCTCTTTTGCTTCCTTTTGTAAGATATAAATCAGTAATATGTTTGATTAATAATCTCTGATCTGCAACGACTGTACCGGGAAGATTTGCCATATATTTGTTTTTGAAATGTATGACAAATTGATCCATCGTATTATCAATATCTATTAAATTATAAAAATTACGAGAATACCAAAGAGGATTACCGCTTTGTTCTAACCACTCATAATATGCCTGCACGAAAGCAATAAAAGTAGGTCCGTTGTCCCTATATATTTGTGGAAACTGTGAGGGTATTGATGTATTGATATGTGGATCAGGAATATATGACATTAGTTATTTGCTATATTAATATTAAGAGTTAAACCATTAACATCAAGAATATCATTGTTATAAACATAATAAACCTTGGCAGAAGGCGATGCAGTAAAGTAAAACAATGAGGTATTTGAAAGGTAGGCATCTACCCTTAAATTAGGAATAATGACTGCCCCTGTTGTTACGTCTATAGTACCGATAACAGAAACAGTAGAAACATTACTTACGGCATTATTAGATGAATTGAATCCTATAAGAGCCAAGGTTCCATTAGCAATATTAACTCCGTTATATACATTAGTAATGATAGACGTACTATTATTAACAATAAACGGAGAAGATGTAACATTAATAATAGGATTATTAAAACTAAAGCTAATATTATTATTTACATTTAGACTAATAGGAATATTTTTGGTTACCGTGTAATAAGTATCATTTCCTAATATAATGTTATTAGCATCTATAGCATCTATAGCATCTGAAAGCTTAGATGAAAAGAAAGGCTTATTAAACTTCTGTAAATTACTATTGGCAAAATTTATAATAGCATTTGCAGTCAAAGAATTATAGAAAGTTGGTGAATAAGATGTTTGTGTGAAATCAATATGTACGTTTGTTGTAATATTGATGAATGTTGTATTAGGATCAACAATCTTTACACTGTCTTTAATAGGTAACATTGTTACATTAGAAATATAAAGAGTAATTTCATTTTTTATAGTTTGTGTAAGAGGATAGCCATATTGGGATACAGCAGCAATAAACACCTTGCCATAATTAACAGCAGTAGATGTTGTGTTACCTCCATAAACATTAACGTCTCCTACCTGAGGAAAACGTCTTAGGATAAGATTTCTGAAGTCGTTTGATGTTACGGCTCTATCTTGTGACTGATAGGCTCTTGGTGCATTAAAACGAATTGATTCTATATCTTCGGCATCACTACCGTTTGTACTATTACTTACTGTAGTAATAGTAATGTTAGAAATGTTTGTATTATTATATGTTCCTAGATTATATACCAAAGAATAAGTATTACATCCATCGGCGCTTATACCATTGGCTACTCTATAGTTAGCAACTACAATAGCACCATTTTGTGGTTCATAACCTAGAACACCATCACCAAATAAGAATTCATATTGACCATTAGAGGTTCCTTGTAAATAATAAACCTGACTATTACCGTCAAGATCATAAACCCCTTCTGCTTGTTCAAAATAATTGTTTGTACTTCCCTGATTTTCTGAAACAAGAATAGTTAATGAAGAAGTGTCTATTGATGGATTACTTAATGTGAATATCTGATTATTAACAGAATTGTCTACGACAAAAGCCTCATTAATATAAGAACCATCATAGATATAAACATTAGAAAAATTAAAAGTACCATTAGAAGAAAATGATAGGTATGACTTATCAGTGACAAATTGATATGTGCCATTTGCATTTGTTCCTTTAAAAGATGTTCCTAATGGCAGTTCAAACGAGTTTCCACTTGTAGTAACAATAGAAACATTTATTATTCCTAATGAAGATGTAACCGAAGAAGGAATATAATTCAACTCCTTGGCTTTTGAAACAACACTGTCTCTTAATTGTGCAGAATCGAGTTGACTTTCTGCAAATGCCATGTTAGTATAAAAAGAATTCAAATAAGAATTTCTTGACAAAACATCTAGTAAAACATTGATATTAGGACCAGAATAATTATAATCTTTAAATGTATTCTGACTTTGAAGAAAAGTAATAAAACTTTGCTTTAAAGAATCAGGATCGATAGATGATAATGAAAAATTTGTGTTGCTTGCCATATTATCTGGTTCTCTTGATCTTTACTGTTAATGTTTGAGGTACAGTATTATTTATTACATAGTATGTGATTGTAATAAGATAGATATTTTCTTCTCCTACAACAATAGAAACATCTACTTTAATAACGTTGGCTCTAGGTTCATTAATTTTTATGGCACTCATAATAGCAGATTTAATATTTTCGGCTTCTGCATAATTACCTAATTCAAATAGATTATGCATGACATTAGAACCTATTGTATTATTATATAATCTTTCACCTACGAAAGTATTAATGATATTTTCTATTGATTGGGTAACAGCAGCAGTATCTATTATTAAGGCTAAATCGCCTGAATTAGGCGACATATCAAAATTAGTAGAAAAATCAGAAAAATAAGGTGATATATTTCTGACATTATTTACATATTGTGCAAGATTGGAAGGTGTTGTCATTATGAATTTACCATAACAAGGCTTGAACCTTGTGTTGCAATAGGATCACAATGAGGACCGCCATCTATAGGACATAAATCATCTGGACTTGCATTATCATTGACCAGAATAACAGGAATTCCATTTATTTTAACATATGATTGACTATTAATCAACTGACCATCTCCATGAGTTTCTGTGTCACCTAATACCGCCCAAAGATGACCATTTATCTTTACAAATGATTGACCTATTACTGTTGTAGTTGCACCACAAGAACGAAGATCACCATCTCTATGTGAAATATTTCCCATTTTTATACTTGATTCATGTTAATAGCACTACCATTAATAGTAATACCAGATGGACTTATAACAATAGATTGACTTCCTACTTGTAATGTAATAGAAGTAGAAGACTTAATGGTAATATTACTTCCGGTAGATAGTTGAAAGTTTCCGCTATCAAGTCTAATGTCGTAATTACCTTTAGGTAAATAAGTTCCTTTTTCTTCACCAATATATTCATACTTAGTTCCTCCTATGTATTTCACACTATCGCCTGCAACATTGTGATGATGATTACCGTCATTAAAATCTGATACATGATCACCAGCAGATGAATATTGATGACCTCCTGTAGAATGTGAATAATTGATTCCATTAAAGGTTTCAATTCCTTCACCTCCTATTACATGCATCTTGTCTCCACCATGTTCGGTATAATGATCTTGTGAAACATGGTCTGCAACACTTCCACCAATCTTATTATGTTGATTCTTATCTACAGTCTCTGTATGTCCTCCTGTAGTATAATGATGAAAATTATTTGCAATTAATTGTCTGCCACTTCCATCCGAGGCATGTTCTACATAAGTTCCTGAAATATGACCATGAGCAAAGCCTTCATTATTAGGTGTAACGTCTCTCCTATCCCATGAACCGTCTCTATATTGTGACATTTCTACATAGGGATATGTTCCCGGTAATGATAAGGGAGGTATTCTCTGATTAGAGTTAGCAGCAGGATCGTTTGGGTTTATAAACGGCAAATTATTTTCCTTTAAAAATCTTTTGAATATTTATTGACAAACAAATTGGACTTTGCTATAAAGGATCATCGATTACGGAGATTGATCATGAATTTCGACAAACCCAAAATGTACGTTGTCTTCAATACTTCTTTTACTCCTTCTGCTGGTGATGTTATTGAAGACAAGGAAATTGTTTTTGTGTCTTCCTCTCTCTTGACCGTAAGAGATTTCATTGAAAAAGAAAACAATAAGAGTAGAAGCCAGTGGGCTCCTTCTTATGATTATGAACTTGTGGAGATTCGATAATGTTCAGCATCTTCTTCTATAACTTCGGATATGCATCTGAGCGTGTGTTCGATAGCTTTGATGCTGCTGTTGCATTTGCAAAGTCTCGTTGCTTTGAATGCAACATTACCAAGGATCAGGAAGTTCTTGCGACTTGGACACCTCTTAATGGATTGAGGATTTATCGATGATGGAAATTTACAAGGTTGTAATTTGGTTAGAAGATAATCATCCTCTTAGGGTTGAAGAGGGATGCCATAATGCAACAAGATATATGACAAGAGAAGAATATGAAGCACTTCTTTATAGTGATGTAAAAGACTTTATTACACATTATGAATGTATTCCTTTGACATATGCACACGATATTGTAAAGGAATTTTCTATTAATGAGACGTAAGTTAAGGCATCTAAGTTCCTGTGAAATAATTTCATTTGACAAGATATTTAAACTGAGGTATAAAAGATCATCAGAAGGAGATAGATCATGACCACGGCACCGATTGTGAACATTAATGGATCGTCCAAGCAGAGTCTTTTGAAGGATCATTATGAAGCCTATAAGGCTATCGAGAATGCTATCAACAAGCTGTCAGTATGCTCTCCCCATGGTAGGGATTATCAGATTTCTCCTGCTGGCGATTATGGGAAGGCCAGACAAGAACACTATGCTCGAATGAAACAGCTTGATATTATCAAAACAGATATTTTTAACATTTGTTTTAATATTAATCAACAGGGAGAGTGACATGCGACTTTATAAGGTAAAGTATTGTGTTTCTGCTGATCATCCTATGAACAAAGATGAAGTAGAATATAATGGTGAAACTTTCATGAACTTGGAAGAATATACAAAGTTTTGCGACCTTCTAAAAGTGGAAGGTATTACAGACATTGTGGCTATTCCTATCTATACAGACAATGCTGAAAAGACTTTTACTCGTATTGTGAAGAATTTAAAGAATGATTGGAGTTTTTAACATGGATAAGTCACGATTTCAGGAAGCACTAGAATATCTGTCTAATCAGATGGATTTTAATGTTCGATCATATTCAGGGCGTGGAATGTATGGTAATACCTGCATTGCCATTGATGGAGACAATTTTAACATCCTTCGTTTGGGTGTTGCTTTGAACGATTATTTCAGCGACTATGAAGAAGATGTTCCTGAAAGTGTTTATCGTTATCGTACTGATAATATGGGTCTTGGAATCGTCATTTACTGGCCCAATATGGAATACGTTGGAAAACGGTGAATATATTTCTTTCGAAAATTGGCTTAAAAACAATATTCTTTGAAAAAGATATTGACCCTACATTAGAAATGGTGTAGGGTCTTTTTATCGAATCACGGAGATACATCATGAGCGACCTGAATTCCACCATTGAAAAGATCAAGAAGCTGTTTGCCAAGGCCAAGGATAGTTCTGTATCCGAAGCCGAAGCCGAAATGTTTATGAAGAAGGTACAAGAACTTCTTACTGAACATAATCTTTCTGAGGCAATTCTTGGTGAAGTTTCTCAAGAACCGATTAATACCGAACTATATACTATTAAGTATAATGGTAGCTGGTTTCACAGTCTTGCTCTCATTATTTCAAGGTATTATTTTGCCGATCTTTATCGTACAAAGCAGTATGATAAGTCAAAGGTATACGTTACTACCAACGGCTTCAAGTATCGTGAAATTCCTATGTATGCTTTCGTAGGTAAAAAGCACCATCGTATGGTTGCTATTAATATGTTCGATTATGTCGTGAAGGCTTTTGAACGTCTTGCCAAGGAAAGGGGTATGGAAGGTCAGAATAAGACCGACTTCTTCAAGGGTGCTTGTGTCCGTATGACGCATCGCATTTGTCTTGAAATCGAGGCTCGTAAGGCTCCTTCTGTTTCTAATCCTTCTAATCTTCCTGCTATCATCGATGCCGAACGTAAGGCAATTGAGGATTATCTGTCTAATATTGAACTTAAGAAGGCCAATAAGACTCAGATGAAGGGAAATCGTAGTGCATTCGAAGCTGGTATCAATGCTGCTAACACTGTTTCATTGACAACTCAGGTCAATGGGGCTACTATTGTTGCAGGTCTTTTGAAGTAAGGATGCTTATATGATAGAGACTAGACTAAAGAAAATATTAACGGCTCTTGATTCCTAGATCATATTCATTAATAATAGCAAATTCCCAACCACGTTTCTTACAATATTCTTTTGCAGAATTCCATTTTGCCTCATTAATAGCAAAGGTCACACTTTCCTTGATATAGGATTTTGTGACCTTTTTTCCTTTTGTAGGAGGTGACATTTGTTTCTCTGGCTTCACCTCGAATAGAACAGTCTTTTGACCTTCCTTTGTATTCATTACTACTTTAAAATCAATAAAGTATCGATGATAACGATCATCTACAGGAGAAATATATGGAATTACGGTTTCTTCTGATGACCACGAAATAATACCGGGATTTTCATCCGCCCATGTCATAAATTTCAACTCATATCCGCTCCTATATACAATATTTCTTACATCACCGACATATTTCTTAGGATTTCTAGGATTAAAAAATCCCTGTTTATATCTCGAATGTCTATTAGGTTTCTGAAGAGGGTTGTAATTCACATCTATATCCTTTATGGGGTTTCTGTCCACCGTTATGAGTATTAATCATACAATTATAATTCAGAATTCCAAACACATTTATCATATTTTCTTATAGCATTATTAAATTTACCATTTTTCTTATTTGTTTTTGAAAAATATATGTGTTGTTTCCATCTCTTGTCGAGATTCTTTATAGTTTGACCTATATACGATTTGTTGTTGATTTTATTTGTTATTTTATATATTATCATTATGAAGAATAGGTTGAGGCAACAATATCTTCCTTAAGCCAATATTCTATTTCTAATAAGGATACAGTAAATCGAATAGATACAGGAGCATTTGTTCCTGCAAAATATGCAGGAGTATCACCCGGTATATAATCGACTTCCATTGCCTCAATAACACACCATTTAAAATCGAATTGATAACCTTTTGGATATAATACAGGTTTTACCATATCAGGATAACCTAATAAACTGTTCTGACCTAATGAATATCCTGCAAAAGTTGCTATATCTGGTAAAGAATGATATCTGAATTTATTAATGATATATCTTAAATTTAAAGAATCCTGTGGATTTTCTGGAACAAATATCCATGAGAAGGTATATCTCTTAAAATTAGGAGACTGAAACATTACAGTTAAATATGGATTAACTACCATACCACCTATCTGTAAATAAGAATTTAAATCTGTTTTAACACCTAGAACATTTTTAGTAATAGAATTAAGAGCATTCCCTGCTGCAACAATGCCTGCTGCTTCGCCTGTAGATGCAATTGCCTGCGACGTATTTTGAAAGTTGATCGAACCTTTTGCTACTTGTCCTGCTACACCATTTAATAAAGCACCTGTAACAGTATCACTAGCACCACTTGTACTATAATTTAAACTTATTTGATCTGCTAATTTCTGTGAAGGAATGGGTAACACAACACTACCAATGTCATTCGTTGTAGGAGTTACTAAAATAGAAGGACGAACATATTGTGCAAACTGAAATTGTATAAAAGCAGGATTATTTGTTATATTTAAATCTGATGGAAATTGAAATACTTGATTGGTAGTATAATCTGTTGCAAGGCTAGTAGCAGCAGTTGTTGCAGACTTTACTGTGTTATAATTAGCCACAGCAGACCCTACTAAACTTTTTCCTATTGTGGTAGCCATAAATTCCCTATAAATATGTTATAATATCTTTTATTTATAGGGTCTGATGCAAACATTTTTTTCAAATTTTCCTACCATACAATATAACGGCTCGACTGTAAGAAATATTACAGAAAGTGTAGCAATTACACCAGATGCTTTGGTTAATCCTTTTACATTTGATACGTATAAAATTTCAGAAGGAATTAGATCAGATCAGACTGCACGTAATGAATATGGCGATCCTTATCTAGAATGGCTTTTATTTCTTTCTAATCAAGAAGTTGATCCTTATCAATGGTATATGGATAGTGATCAGTTTCAGGATTTTGTTAATCAAAAATATGGGGATTGGTTACTTGCACAAACTAAAGTAAAATATTATACTAATAATTGGTATGATGACACGAGTACAATAACAGTATCAGATTATGATTCGTTGAATCCTATTCTTACTAAGTATTATCAGCCTATATATGATGCAGGATTAAACATCATAGGTTATAATAGAACACAATCCAATTGGCAAGTCAATACGAATCATTTGGTTCAGCTTAATTTTAATATAACAGTTCCTCTATTTACTATAGATGAAATAATCAATATTCAATGGGATCATAATGTTGTAGGTAATGGTCAGGTTGCATTTACTTCTAATAATGCATTATATTTCCAACATGTAATAGGTAATTATCTTCCTAATAATAATGTTATTAATACGTCTGCTTTTTCTGTATATGGACAGGAAAGTAATAACACAATAACTATTACAAATACAAATCAGATTAGTGTATCATATGTTGATACACTAAATGCATTAGAAGATGTTTATTATTCCCCTATTACATATTATGATTATGAGAATATAATTAATGAAGGTAATAAAGAAATAGTTATGTTAGGTAATAATTATGTTTCTCAGATTATAACAGATATTAAGAATGCTCTATAATGGCTAGTGTAAAATCCGGCGACGTTATAATAAATTCCTGTACAATGGCTTCTTCAAGAGGAAGTACAGATTTTACAAATGATATTATAAAATCTGTTGTATATGAAAGTATATATACACCTAATTGTATTGCAGAAATAACGGTATTGGATACACAGGATGTTTTAGGAAATCTTGTTATTTCAGGAGATGAAACCGTAATATATTCTTTTAATGCTCCGGGGGCTCCTGTTGCAACTTATACAATGGGTTTGGATAAAATTGTAATAGAACCATATGATGGAAGTGAAAAGTCCAAGCTATACACATTACATTGTGTTGGTAAAGAAACATTTAATTCAATGTCTACGTATGTTCAAAAATCATATAACACTGATATTGCATCTATAGTACAAGACATACATAATACTTTTCTACAATCTACTAGTAATTTAATTACAGAAGCCACACAGGGAATACAAAAAATAATTATTCCTAATTTAAAACCTTTTGAGGCAATCGATATGATTCGTCGTAGAGCAACATCTCTAACGAATCAATCTTCTACATTTTTATATTTTGAAAATTTCTTGGGTCATAATTTTAAAACAATTGAAGGTATGATGCAGCAGTCAACTGTTAAAGATTTTATTCATTCGGATGCTCTAGGGAGTTCAATCTTTTTTAATAATTATAATCAGATCATTAATTATCAAGTGCCTCAATTAATGGCATCTACACAAAGAATAGACTTAGGTACTATGGTACAGAGAACCGCTCAATACGACACAAGAACAAGATCATATACAACAACTGATCAACAAATAAATCCGGGTGTTTTTGCAAACCCCGGATCATGGAATTCTTCATTGTTTAAAGAAGTATATGGACAAGGTTTTAATGTCTTTTCATTTTTACCCTTTGATTCTCATACCAGACCTGATACAGGATTGCCTGCTTCTAGTCCATTACAATTAGCCTACATCGGCAATCTCATGCAAAGCACCATAACCTTAGAAGTTTATGGAGATGCCACTGTAAAGGCAGGAGACTTAATTAGTGCGGCTATTCCTGAATCAGTTGACTCTACAGGAATTCGTAATAATGATCCTATGATATCTGGTAATTATCTTGTTGCTAATATTGCAAGACATATCGGTAGAATCAATGAAAGTCCTAGATATACAGAAACTATTGAAGGAATTAATGGGGCTCCACCAACAAGTCCTTCTTAAGTCTTGACAAATCCTTTGCCCTGAAGTTCATAAAGAACTTCTTCCATTATTTCTTTTTGAATCTCGGTTTTTACTCGATTATTATATATGTCAAGTAATTCATCAAGAATCTCTTCTTGCTTTTCTTTCGTATAAGTTGACCATAAATCAACAAAAGATTGTAGGACTTCTTTATTGATCATAGAGGTTCAAAATTATCCTGAAAATATTTTTTGACAACAAGCCATTTATCATCATGATTTTTAGGATTACGAGCAATCATATCACCTTTCTTAGGTGATCCTGCTAACTTGTCGGCTTCTGATACGGATACCAAAGACATATCATCTTCTGGCTCCCATGTCTTTAATTCGGCAATCTGACTACGACGATATTGATAAAACTCACTCATGATTTATCCTTTTTATAACAAGTCCATGTTGTTTCTGTTTCTACTTCTACTTTCATGGGATTTTTACATTTATCACATTTAAAATCTTTAAGATTGCTTTCATCAAACCACCTACGTTCATCGGCAAAATATTGTTTGCCACAATGAGGACATATCGGACCATTTGTAGAAAATGTGTAATCTTCACATTCTATATAAAATTTACTCATTCTAATTCTATTTCCTCTATATGGTAATCGCCGCGTTCTATATCATCTATTTCCCAAATTCTAGAACGAGATATTTGATCATATTCTGGTGTGACTTTACCAGTTTTTTTATCTATGTATTTACCGTTTTTAAAAAGTTGCTGTCTCTTTTTTTCTATTTCTATATTAAAATCTATTTTCTTTTGATTTTCTTCTTTGTATTCTAACATGAATAGTTCGGCAGCAGTTTCATCCATGAATGCCTTGATATTACGAAAACTATGAGCATCGTAATTAGAATACTCATAACAAACTATATAGATTTTCATTTGTATCCTTTGAAAATGATGCGGAATCGGGGAATCGAACCCATACACAAAAGCCTAAGGTGTTCCTATAGCTTCCTTAATTTTTTGAATATATTAACGTACCTACCGCTTAACAAACGGTTACTCTACCAATGAGCTAATTCCGCAGAAATGTCAGAAATATGTAGTAAACTTCTGACAAAAAGTTCTTGGTGGGTTTCATCCGAAAACTACTTCCCTTTCCTTCTCTCCAAGCATAGCGCCCCACTGTTCCTATTGCTAACCGTCTTTAATGCATTATTGTAGTAATCATTAAGACCGTGGGCTAGATGGCATGATTCCGAGGCTCTACAAAGCTATTAAATCAGATGCCGCTTCTAGGCTGTTTATTAGTCAATCCACATCAAATAAGATTCACCATCAGATACTCTAGAATATCAATGTATATTTTATCTTACTGTCTTTGTCATTTGACTTAAATTGAGCGGGTAGTCGGGAACGATCCGACTTCTGAACCTTGGCAAGGTCCCATAATACCTTTATACGATACCCGCAAATATGTTTAGAGCGGAGTATGAGAATTGAACTCATATCTTTTGGGTGGAAGCCAAATATAATAGCCTTTATACCAACTCCGCTCTAAGCATATTAATAATGGCGATCTGTGACGGTTACGCTCCGTCGTTCTCTACTGGACAGGCAGGCATTCTACTATTGAATTAACAGACCAATATATTATTTATTTATTTATAACTCCTTGACAGAAGAAGTATCTTATACAAGAAAACTTCTTCTGTCAAGGGACCAGATAGGAATTACTTCCTATCAGAAATCGTATCTATCATCATCATCATCATCATCATCATCATCATCATCATCATCATCTAATAAAGGTAAAAATTTAACAGAAGAACACAAAAAGAAATTATCTGATGCTCATAAAGGTAAAATTCCTTGGAATAAAGGGAAGAAAAAAGAAATTATATCTTCTTCCCTTTATCTCATTAATCAAGAGAAGTACGAGGACCACCCTTAACATAACCAATTTGAATGTATTTTTCTACTTCTGAAGGTAGAACACGAAGGCGTTCTTTCTTCTCTTTTGATACCATCCAAATTTTGCCTGTGTTTGCAACACCACGACCAGAATGAGAAACCTCAGTTTCATCATCTTCATTGACAGTTTCGGTCTTGTAGACCTTCTTATCAAGAAAATCCTGAAGCTTTTTACGAGCCTCTTCTTCCGTCTTTCCGACGAAATGATGGGCGTTTACATAGGCATTAGCCTGATAAGTGACACAAAAAAGAGGGGTAACGGTGATCATCGGTTCATTGGACATTTCAAATTCTCCGTTTCAAGAGCATGAAGAGATAATAGCATATCTCTTCATATTGTCAAGAGATTATTTTTAAAATTAGGCCATAACGGTTTCGGCATCAGCCTTGCGAAGATTGGCAGCCTTACGACCCCAATTCGCAGCAAGAGCCATATAACCACGACCCTTACCCGTCACAACATACTTGTGAGCAGGACGACCACGACCATCGTGCTTGACGGCCTCAATGGTCAGATAACCTTTCTTGACCAACTGAAGAGCAAGATAACGCGAAACGTTATCGGGATTGGAAAGAACCTTCACGAGATTGGTCTTGTCACCGAAAGCAGCAGGACGACCACGACCACGAACAACAGAAACATTAGCCATTTTAATTCTCCATCATCTATTTGGCGGCGACCATCGCCGCTTCAGTGATAATGTTTTATCAAAAGAATGATCTGGTGTCAACGACTATTTTGAAGATTTTGAATTTATTTTTTAATCCAAATATTTTCTTAATGGTGGGGATAGGGGTACTTGA